CATCATTAGGATAGAAATATGTATTTTGGAGGAAGCACATTTGCCGGAGCACCTTTTGCAGACCCAGGAGGAGTCAGTGTATTTGTTTCATTAACAGGTAACAGAGTTAATGTAAGCACTGGAACTATAGGTATTACAGCTTCTGCAAGATTATCTGTTACTGGTAATGAAATAGAAATATCTATAGGTAATACCACAGTCAGTATAGGTAAAACAGTGGGTCTAACGGGGGTAAGAATAAACCTTGCAACAGGCACTGCTTCTGTGATATCATGGAACCCGATAGTTCCAGGCGCAACTGGTACCTGGGTACCTATTGACCCGGATAATCCGTAGGAGAAATATATGGCATCAAGCACGTCGAGCGACTTAAAACTAGAACTAATTACTACAGGTGAAAAATCAGGAACCTGGGGTACTATTACAAACACAAATTTACAAATATTAGAGCAAGCATCATCAGGTTATTTATCATTAGATGTTGGATCTAGTGATGTAGCATTATCTTTAGCAAACCATGCTACAGCAAATGGTAAAAACTTATACTATAAATTAACAGGTACTTTATCTGCTAATAGAACAGTTACTATGCCAGACTCGGCTGAAAGAGTTTTTATTGTAGAAGATAGTACAACTAGATCTTCTTCTAATTATACACTTACAGTTAAAACTGTATCAGGGACCGGGCTAACTTTACCAATAGGGTCTACCACAGTGCTATATTCTGATGGTACAAATATTGTAGGTAAATTACAAACCAAAGGATATTACACACCAGGAGGCACATATACTACAGTTAATGGTGATCAAGTTTTAATTAATACATCGGGAAGTGGTATAAGTGCTGCGGTTACAATAAATTTACCAGCATCGCCATCTATTGGAAATGAAGTTACGTTTATTGATAGCGGAAATAATCTTGCATCTAACAATTTAACAGTTGGCAGAAACGGATCTAATATTAATGGATCTGCAGCAGATTTAGTAGTGTCAGCAAATGCTTCAGCTTTTACGTTAGTGTATGTTAATGCAACACTAGGCTGGGTATACAAAGACAAGATATAGGAGCTAAAAGATGGCTCTACTTGACTTTACATTCTTTCCAGGAATCGACAAACAAAATACAACTGTTGGTGCTGAACAACGTTGGGTAGATTGTGATAATGTTAGATTTAGATATTTACTACCAGAAAAAGTTGGAGGTTGGTCATCATTAATTACAGATACAATTGTTGGTGTAGCACGAAGACAATTTGCATTTGTTGATATAGCAGGTAACAGATATGTTGCTATAGGCACAGACAAATTTTTATTATTATATTTTGAAGGTCAACTATATGACATTACACCTGTAAAAGCAGCTTTGTCTAGTGCAACAATTGCAACCACATCTGGTTCTGCTGTTTGTTCTATAACTAAATCTTCACATAATTTAGTAGCTGGCGACATCGTACAATTTAATAATGTAACATTACCAAGCGGAACAGGTTATTCTGCATCTGATTTTGAAGATAAAAATTTTCAAGTTACTTCTGTTACATCAAGTTCTGTGTTTACAGTTACGCAAAGTTCTAACGCATCAGGAACCGTAAGCACCGGCGGTAGTATAGAATTAATTCCTTATGAACCTGTAGGACCAAGAGCGCAGTCATATGGTTATGGTTGGGGTACAGATACGTGGGGAGCAGGTAAATGGGGTGAAGCATCATCAGCAGATGAAGTAACACTAGAACCAGGGTTATGGTCATTAAGTAATTTTGGAGAAGTATTAGTTGCAACAATTGCAAATGGTAAAACATTTACATGGAATGCTGGTGCTACAGATCCGTTAACAGTAAGAGCGTCAACATCTACATCAGGATTTGCGACTACAAATAATCCTACTGCAACAAGAGTAACACTGGTATCACCAACCACACGTCACTTAATTCATCTTGGAACCGAAACAACAATTGGAACTCCGTCAACACAAGACGATATGTTTATAAGATTCTCAGAACAAGAAGATATAAATTCTTATACTATTACAGCAATTAATACAGCTGGATCACAAAGACTTCAAGATGGCACAAAAATTATGGGTGCATTAAAAGCAAAAGAATCAATTCTAGTTTGGACCGACAACGCATTATATACCATGAAATTTGTTGGTGGAGATTTTGTATTTGGTTTTGAACAAGTAGGTACGAACTGTGGATTAATTGGTAAAAATGCAGCCGTAGAAATAGACGGTGTTGCATATTGGATGTCACCAAATGGTTTCTTTGCGTTTGATGGTACAGTTAAATCTTTACCGTGTTCTGTGCAAGACTATGTTTATGATCAAGCTGATACTACAAAAGGACAACAAGTATACGCAGGATTAAATAATCAATTTACAGAAGTTGTTTGGTATTACCCATCAACAAGTTCTGAATATAATGATCAATATGTTGTATATAATTATGGAGAAAGTAACGCTAGAACTGGACAGGTTTGGTATATAGGAACAGAAGCTAGAACTACTTGGATTGATGGAACTATTTACCCTACACCTTTTGCAACAAAATATGATTCAACAGCTACAGGAACATTTCCTGTAATAGTTGGTGAGTCTGGTTTAGGACAAACAACATTATTTGAACATGAAATAGGGACGGATCAGGTAAATCCTGATGGGTCTACGACAACTGTTACATCTTTTATACAATCATATGATTATGATTTACAACAAAGAATGAGAGGTCAATCATATCAAATAGCTGGAGATGTATTTTTAGCTGTAAGAAGATTCTTACCAGATTTTAAAACATTAGCAGGTAATGCTAAAGTTACACTAGCTGTTAAAAGATATCCTTCAGATTCACAAACTACAACGACTTTGAGTCCATTTACAATTACTTCAAGCACTGATAAAAAAGATACAAGGGCGCGTGGAAGATTTGTAAATATAAAAATAGAGAATGATGCTGTATCTGAGTCATGGAGATTTGGCACATTTAGACTAGATGTACAACCGGATGGTAGAAGATAATGGCTAAAATAGTAATTAGATTACCAGAACCAAAAGAAGAATATGATATATCTAACCAAAAACAAATTAATAGAGCGCTTGCGTTGATTGTAGAACAATTAAACTCAACGTTTGCAGATGAACAAGAACAGGAGCAAGAGAGATTCTCTTGGTTTTTAAATGGCTAATATTTATAGAAACGCAAAAGCAGATCTTACAACTACAGATAATACAACGTTGTATACATCACCTAGTAATTCTAGAGCGATTATAAAAAATATTTTAGTATCTGATGACTCAGGTAGTGGAGATAGTATTAATGTAACTTTAACAAATGCTAGTGCAGCAATATTTTCTCTGTTTAAATCAAAAGCAATTGCAGCAAATGCAACTACAGAGTTGATTACACAGCCAATTGTATTAGAAGAGAGTGAGATATTAAAAGCACAAGCAACAACCGCAGGTAGATTACATGTAGTAGTTTCTCTGCTAGAAATAAATAGGGATTAATATGTTTATAGAAGAAGGTGAAGTCGCATACACATACATAAATGGTAAGAAAGTGCCAGTGGTAAAATGCGAAACAGAAGTAGTTTTAAGAAACAAAGAAACAGGTTATGAATATAATTCTGATAAGGAAGCAGAAGATGATATTGCAAACCCAGATACTGATACAAAATTCGAACATGTAACAAGATCTGTTAAAATAAAAGTAGCAGCGATGCCACCATTAGGTGCAGCATCAGAGGATGATAAGGATAAAAAATAATGTCTATATTTGATGCAGTAGATCAAAGAGTAAAAGATGCAGGATTTAATTTTGTACCTTTTAATAGGTTCTTAGCTAGTCCATTTCAAATGCCAACTGATAGTCCAGCTTCGAGTGATGCAGCTGCTGCAGGTATACCCGCTGTTTATCAACCAAGACCACAAGGTGGAGGTGGTTATTTTGAAAATTTAAGACCAGAAGATCAACGTGGATTTATTGGCAACTTTCAAGATATAAATCCTAATGAGATGTATTCTTACACGCCACAAGGAATTACAATAGAAGATTTATCCAAACCTAGTAACATAGGAGATTTTCAAGTTACAGCCGCACCTGATTTACCAGATCAATCAGGATATATAAAACCAGCTCCAGAAATATTTGAACCTAAACAACAGAACATATTTCAAAAAGCATTAGGCTCAGGAATTAATCTTGGTAAAATGATTGGAGGAGGAATATTGTCGGCCGCTACAGGAGTTCCTTTTTTAGGTCCTGCATTAGAAGGATTTGCAGGTCAATTTGAAAACAGACCACTTGGTGCTGCAGTTATAGATGAGTTTGGTAATGTATATAGTGAAGAGGAATTAAATAAACAAAATGCATTAGGTGGATATTACACAAATGCTGCAAGATCAGCTAGAAGAAGAACTGCAAGAATTCAAAATATGTTACAGAGACAAGCACAAGGTAAAAAAATATCGCTAGCAAATTTAGCAAAATTACAAGCACAAGAAAAGAAACAAGAAGAAATAAGACAAGCTGCTGCAAGAGCTCTGCAAGATGAAAATAGAGATAGAGGTAGAGGTGGTTATCAAGCTGGTTATGATTCTGATTTTATGGAAGGACCAGGTGGTGGAAGACCAGGAGGTGGTGGTTATGGTGGTGGTGCTGATCTATCTAGCACTATGGGCTCATTTATGGATGGTGGTATAGTAGATCTTGTGGATATTTATGATTGATTATAGGAGAAAAAGACAATAAAAAGGTAAAATTATGGCAATTTCAAGAATGAATATGGAAAGACAGCTTCGTAATATGGGTGGTCTCATGACGTTAGAAGAGCCAAGACAAGGTTATTTTCTAGGTAAAATTGTAAGAAAAGCTAAAAAAGCAGTAAAGAAAGTTGTTAAATCACCGATAGGTAAAGCGGCAATATTAGGTGCAGGTCTTTATGGATTAGGTGGTGCTAAGTTTTTAGGTGGTCAAGGTATATTTGCAGGTGGTCAAGGTCTCAGTCGTTTTAGTAATTTACTTTCACCGTTTCAAGCTACAGGTAAATTAAGTACACTTGGAGATTTATTTAGAGTAGGTGGTAAAGCTGGGGCAGATTTTAGTGTGCCTAGAATTTTAGGTGGATTAGCTGGAGCAGGAGCTATAGCTGCACCATTTTTAATGGGTGGTGATGAAGAGGAAGAAGATCCTGGTGTACCATTTGGTGATCCAATAGCAAGTGTTGAAGCTATTAGAGATCGAGCTAGACAATACTATACGGATCCAACAAACTCTGCATTATATTTTATGCCTCCTAAATCAGCTGTACAAAGTAGGTTTTATGCTGCAGGTGGTGGATTAGCTGACATACCAAGAGAAGGGTATAAAATAGGTGGTTCAGCATTTGGATTACCAGGACTAGCTATAAAGGGTGGTCAAAAAATAGGTGAAATGGTTAAAGCTGGTGTCGGTAAAGTTAAATCTTTATTTGATGATGCAGATATAAATATTAGTGTAAGAGATGAAGATGTTCTTACAGACTCTGGATTACAAGCACAGGCGACAGGTTTAGATGTTTCAATAACACCTAAATCAAACAAAGCTGTACAAGTTATGGATGGTTTAATTGAAGAAGGTTATGATATTGCTAAAGCAGAAGATGGCTCTTATGCAATTAGTTCTCTTGACGAAGGAGCTTTAAATTTAATTGCTAAAAGATTAAGATTAGGTGGTAAGGACATAGATGAGTTTACAGGTAACTTTGATGATATGTATTCAGGTAGTGATGAAAAAATGATTGCAGATGCATTAAGAGATAGAAAAGCAGAAGGTGGTTTAATGGATCTAGGTGGTATGGAAAAAGATTATAGAGAAGGTGGCTTTGTGCCAATAGGAGCTAAGGAAAGGGCAGACGATGTACCAGCTAGACTTAGCAAGAATGAATTTGTATTTACAGCAGACGCTGTAAGAAATGCAGGTGGGGGAGATATTGATAAAGGTGCTGAAGTCATGCAAAATATGATGGACAATCTAGAAGCTGGTGGTAATATATCAGAAGAGTCCCAGGGCAAAGAAAATCCTGCACAAGAAATGTTCGATCAAGCACAAATGTTGGAGAGTAGAATAGTATAATGGCATTACCAGATTATTTAAAAGATACCGCACAAGATTTTGCAACGCAGTTAACGGCTGCAACATCTGCACCTATAGATGTAACTAAGTTTACAGGTAGAGATTTTGTTGCAGGTGAAGATCCATTACAAACAGATGCAATAAGTCGTGCAACAGCAGGTCTTGAATCTTACAAACCATTCTTAGAACAAGCACAAAGACT